CGCCGTTCCGATCACGGTAAACCGGCTTGAGCTATTGAACGTATGGATCACATAGCTGCCACTCGATGTGACCGTGCCGCCGACCGCCGAGAAGCTACTCATCCCTCACCTCGCGCAAAGACCCCATAACACATAGCGGTCGGAGCCGACGCCCCGACCGCCATCGGCCCGCTCTTGTGATCGTTCCGTCAGTCCGGGTCGATGATATCCGGTCGCCCGTCGCCATCCGTGTCAAGCAGACCACGCGACAAGAACCCGACCACCGCCCCAACCGTCGCCAGCCACGCCGACCAGTCGGCCGGTAGGGCGCCGACAAACTCCGGCTTCGTCAGCACGCCAATCACCGCCGCCACAGCGGCCAGTACCGTCGTCACCTTGTTGCCGAAAATCGCGTACATCCCGTCTCCTTGGCTTAGGCCCGAGACTCCGACCACCCGTAGGTACGGAGCGTGTTGGTGCTCTGGCTCCGCACGGCACGCAGCCACCGGAAGCCCGTCTCCACCTTCTGAAGTCCCGCCGCCGCAACCACCGACAACGTGCTCCAGTCCCCCTCAGCCAGTGCCGAGGTGAGGCCATCCGCGTTCGTGCCCTGGAGCGTCACGGTGGACGCCGAGCCAAACTGGATGCTGAAGTTGAAGAAGTCCCCAACGTAATACGCGGCACTCGTCGTCGCGCTGGACGAGTCCGCCGGAAACAACGAGTGCTCGCGGACGTACATAGTCTACCTCTTGAACGCGGTCACGATGACCGGCAGCGCGATCTGCACCACCGTCGCCGTGGACACGTTCTGATACTGGATCGTCACCGTGTCACCCGCCGTCACCGTTGCGTGAATCGACAGGCCAGCCGACGTGGCCGACCCCGGCGTCGCAAAGCACGGGTCACCCACGGTAAAGCCCGACAGCGTCGCCGTGGTCGTGGCGCTGCCGCCATTCGCCACCGTCGTCGCCACCACGGTCACCACCGACGAATTGATCGCGTAGTAGCTCGTGGCGCTCGGATAGTCACGCCCGTCGCCCACCTTGATGCCCGTAAAGCCAGTGATCCCCGGCTCATTCCCTGCCATATCCCACCTCCTGCAATGAGCGTGAATGGGGTGGCCGAAGCCACCCCGTTGGAATCACATCAGCCCTGCGAACCGTACACGCCGCGCCACTCACCAAAGCCCACCGCGAAGCCCTGCACGATCTTGCGGCGGATGACCTCGGCATCGAAGTCCTCCTTCATCGCCTGACGCGGCTGGACATCCCAGATGAAGTTCAGGTCGGTGCGGTCACCGATGAGGAACCACGCATCCGTGTCCGTCTTGTAGTGGCTCACCATGTAGGTCAGCCCCTCTTCGCGGAGCGCGTTGATGTCGTTGTTCGCAGTGCCCGGCTTGTACTCCGAGCCCAGCAGCTCACGGGCGGTGAACACGTCCTCCGGCGAGACGACCAGCTTCATCGGGCGGTACATCGCCGGACGACCCCGGTCATCCTTCCAGTTGTGATACGCGATCACGGCCGCCTGCAGCGACGAGAGGCCGAGGTCGGCGTCGGTCGCGGGACGGTTGGCCTGGTTCGCGCCACCATCAAGGCGCGTGTGCGCCGTGGTGCAGAGCTGGAGGCCGTCGAACCCGGTCGGGCTGTAGCCATCCGCGCCGACGGTGCCGAACGCGCCGTTGAGGAGCAGGGCGGCCGTGACTTCCTGGCCGTCGATGGCCGACTTGATGAGGCGACCCTCCCACTCATCCACCTGCCCGTACAGCTCGTGGTCGATCATCTCCTGCGTGATCTTGTACCCACCGGCGAAGCGGACCGGGGTGTACACCTTCTCCTGGCCACCGGCCGGATCCATGTACACGATGTCCTCGCCCTCACCCTTGAGCACCAGCGGACCGAAGTCGGTCAGCTTGTAGTCGGTGATGCGGGCCTTGCTGGTGTTGCGGGTGTTGCAGAACGACTTCCACTCCACCGGACGCTGAGGATAGACCTCGTTCCAGATGTTGGAAATCTTGGGCTCAAGGAGCGCCTGAAACTGTGCGCGTGAGATCGTCATGGGTTAGTTCCTCAAACCAGTGTGGCAGAGAAGGCCGAGCCGTACACGCCAGTGTTCGGCTTGAAGACCAACTCAATCGTGGACGTAGCAGAATTAATCGGGCTGACGACCGTGAACGGCCGGCCCGTGTCCGACGTGTACGAGAACGTCACATAGCTCGTGGCGCCGCCGACGGCGTACAGCCCGACGGTCTGGCCGATGGACGCGGACGACGCGGCGACGCCGGTCGGCACGTCAGCGATGACGGTGCACTCGGCGCTCGCCGGGATCGCGACCACCACCTTGCCCGACGGCAGCGAGGCCGACGAGTCGTGGAGGGCCACCCCGAGGAAATTGTCGTCGCCGCCCGAGTAGAGCGACACCGTGCGTGCCGGGGCCAGCCCGACCGCATCAAACTTCGTGAACGTGCTCGCTGCCGTGATGTCGTAAAGCCGCTGAATCCAACGGCCACGACCAGTCTGAAGACCCATCTGATCCCCCTGCGTGGTGAGTTACGGCGATTCCTTGCCAAAGGTGCCGCCGGCTTCGACAGCACCGCCCTTTACCGCCTGACCCGCCACGGCTGCCATGTCCAGCATCCGCTGCGTCTTCGCCTTCAGGATCGCCGCCGCCCGAGGACCAGGCGTGTACATGTACTGCATGTCCCCGGCTGCGTTGACGATGGAGCCATCCTCCATCACCTTCGCCCCTGCTGGTAGATCGGTGAACCAGTCCTCACCGACGTGGTCCTGCGTGATCGGCTTGTAGCCCGTGTTGGCCGCCGCCATCAGCTTGCGGCCATCAAACGCCCCACCCGCCGAACTCCGGCGCACCAGTCGCACATTCACCGGCAACGCCTTGACCTCTTCCGGACGACGCAGACCCTGCGCCACCTCGGCCATCTGCTTGTCGCGCTCCCGCCGCAGGTCGGACCAGCCCGGTACCCACGTCGGATCCAGCACCTGCTCGGCCAGCTCAAACCCCTCGGCGTCAGCCTCGAACTCCCCGAACTCACTCACCGGACTGGTGCGAACCAACTTGCGCTTCTCGGCCATGATTCACTCCTCCCCAATGATGTTCGTGTGACCCTTCGCCTGCTTGAACCACTGGTCCACCGTCATCCCATTGGCACGACAAAAATCCCGCAACTGCGTTTCCGTGATCCCCTTCTTTGCGAGGAGATCGCGGTACGGTGCGGGGAGTTCGTCACTCTCCAAAAGGGACGCCGCATTGGCGCCGGGGTAGTTCGACGCGGCACCAGTCGTCCGCACCGTCAGCCCCTGTCGGGATGCAAGGTCGCGAGCTCGCGATTCGGCAAGCTCTTCGACGTGATCCGCTTTGACAATCCTAACGATCTGCCGAATATTGTCAAGCGTCCGCATCTTGACCGGGAGTTGGGCCACGTTGGCCTCGATCTCCGGGCCGTACTTGGCAAAGGTCTCCGGGTCGTTCTGCCGAGCCAGGGCCATCGAGGTCTGGTACACGGCAAAGGCCGTCGTGTCGTCCTGCGCCGGCTGCTGGCTGCTGACCACGGCCGACAGGATCTGCTTCATCCGCCGGCCGTCAATGATCTCGTCATCGTCCAGCGGGTTCACGGCGGCCGGGGCATACGCCGGAGCCGGGGCAGGCGCGGCCTGCGGCTGCTGGTACGCCAGCGTAGTGATGGCATTGGCCATCTGGTCGCTCAACGCCAGCAGCTCACTCGCGGTCTTGCCCCGAGCCCACGGGCGCGGATCGTCTAGTGGTACCCGCCACTCGGTCGGCGCGGGCGCCGCTCCAGTGGGGGCTGCCGTAGAAGATTCGGTCTGCTGCGGCTCCGGTGTCGCGACGGAATCGTTCGTCATCCTGGGCTACCCTCGTCATCACGGTGGTGAGCACGTCCGGTAGGGTGGCCGCCGTCTCGATGGCCCGAAGATACCCTACCGCATTGTGGTACTGCTCGGGAGCGAGGCCGGTCAAGACCTCGCGCCCCTTACTGCGGTACAACTCCTCCAGCGCCTCCCGGTACGCCACCCATCGGGGGTCCAGCGCCAAGTCCGAAATCGCCTTGGCCTGGGCCTGCCGGAGCCCCAACGGGAGGCTGGCCGCCTGGGGCGGGAGCTGCCTGCGCCTGCGCCATGAGGAGGGGAACATCGGGAACGAACTGTTCCGCATCGCGGAAATCGTATTGCTCCAGAACTCGACCAAGGAGTTCACTCATGCCTCCCAGTGTCTTCGTGGCAATCGCGCCAATCGGGGTGCCCTGCGCCTGTTGGGCGGTCTGGGCCATCTGAATCATCTGCGGGGCCATCTGCCCGTAGAGCGTGAGCAACCCGGTCAACTGTTGGCGCTGGAGATCCTTGTTCGCCTGCGCGGACGCAGCGGCAATCTCGACGCCGAGTCCAAGCTCTGCGTTCTCCAGCGGGGTGCGAAGCTTCTCGGCGGCGTAGTAGCCCTCCGGTTCGCCCAGCGTCTGCACGGCCATCGCCAGATACCGCTGGCCATCGAGGTCCATCGGGGAGCCGATGAACTGCTGGCACAGTTGGATCAGACGGAGGCCAATGGTGGACAGCCCCTCGTAGCGCATGTCCTTGATCGTGAGGTCCGGACGGCGGTTGCCCTCGGCCAGCAGCGCCTGCACGGCCGTCGCGGGGGTACGCCCCGGCAGGCCGTCGATGTTGCCGACCTGCAAGTCCGAGAGGCCGGAGCGCCGGTTGTGCTGCTGGTCAATCAACCCAATGATGTTATTCAGCCCCGGATACGCCCCGGCCCCGAGCCGGAGATCCACGATCTCTTCGCGGGGGTTGCCCTCGGTAATCAGCACCTTGCCAGGGTAGATCGGCTCACCCGGCGCGATGTTCGCCCCTTGCTTGGCCGCCAGCATCGTGGCGTTGCCCAAGAGGACGTTGTCGATCAGGTAGTTCTGGAGATCCGACGACATCTTCTGGAACACTTCGGTCTGTTCGCAGATGCCGATGCCGTAGAACCCTTCAGTCGGGAAGAACCGAATGGCCTCAAACGGCCGCTGGCCGTGGAGGTACGGCTGGTAGATCGCTCGCAGAATGGTCTGCGTCGGCTCGTGGAACAGGATCACCAGATCGCTGGGGCTGTCGCCGTCCACCGCCCACCGAACGTGGACTTCCCAGAGCTTGATCTTGTTGACGTAGTTCCCGAGCCCACCGATGCTCTGGCCGTCCGTAGCGTCCGACGAGCGGTCGAAGCTGGCGTCGTCCCGCTCCCGCGCACGCGGCTCGTACGTCAGCCGCTGCACCGTGTCGTCGTACAGATCCTGCTGAGTGTTCTCGTACGCCAGAATCTCCAGCGCCGCCTTCATCCCGATGTTCGGGAGCCACGGCTCGGTGGACTTCGCGTACGCCAGCATCTGTTCCCGTGTCATCTCGACACGCTTCGCCACCCACGGCGCACCACCCTGGTCATCCGGCTGGATGGCGTAGGCGTACGGCGGGATAAGGAAGTCCACGAGACGGACGTGATCGACGAACGGCTGCGACCGGATCCGGTTGGCCCGGATGATCTGCCCACTTGGGTCGTACGTCTTGATGGGACGCTGCTCGTAAATCCAACCGTGCTCGTAGATCGCGGTGCCGAGCTTGACCATTTCCATAATGGCCCGCTTGTTCACGCGATACATCTTGAGCACCGAGCGGTCAAGCGCGGAGAGGAAGTCCTGCAACGGCTTGGCCGCGTCCACCCACCGCTCGTTCATCGCCTGCACGATCCAGAGATCGGGCGAGGCGTGAATCGACTGCATAAACTTGGCGTAGAACTGGTCGGCGTCGGTGGCCGTGATCGGCAGGACGACGTTGGACGCCCCGAGGTACGGGAAATCCTTGACCGCCTGCTTGGCCGGAGCGCGGTACTGCTCTAGCCACTGCCGCCACTGGCGCTCCAACGGCCGACGAGCCGAGAGCGCCTGAGTGATCTCGTAGTGGAGATACGCCTTGAGTTCGTTCTCGCGCTCGGCCGTGGGCCACCGAACCGGGTCGAGGGTCACCCGCGATTGTCCTCAAGGACCATCGCCGGTCCCTCAAACATCGGCTTCGACTTGCCACCCGCCGCGTAGCCACCAGCGGCGGTGTTGGCGCGACCGTTGACGGCCTTCGGCTTCCCGACCTTCGCGGTGGCACTGCCGGCCGCAACCTTCGCGATGCCGTTGCCACGGGTCTTGTTCTTGAGAGGGCGGCTCATCAGACGGTATCCTTGTAGCTGCGGACAGCGGCCGGATGCTTGCCGTCGCCCTTGGTCACCATCGCAGCGGCCTTCGCCGCCAGTACCATGAAATTGGCACGCAGGTTGTTGGTGCCACCAGCGTCCTTGCCGCCCGCCGGGCTCGCCGGGGCTGCACTCGCCTTGGTGGTCGGGTTCGAGCGAAGCGGCTCAGTGCCACTGCCGCTGTACGTCAGGGTCGGGGTCGTCTTGGCCATGTGGCGCTCCAGCGCAAAAGAGGTCGCGTACACGATACCACATTCTTACGAACTTGGCAATCCTACCGCTGGAATGATAATCCCCGACGCGAGAGGTAGGCATCCCGCTCGGCCTGTTGGCGCACCGACTGGTTCGTTTTCATCGCGATAGGTTGCCGCCAGACCTTGGTCCCGTAGGCCAGCACGTCTAGCAAGTCCGCCCGTGGCGTCGGCCACGCCCGGTACTGCTCCCGAAACTCGTGGAAACTAGGGCCGGATCCGACCCGAATCGCCCCCCGCTGGAAGTACGGCTCCAAATCGAGGATGCGGCTGTCCTTGCTGGCGTTGCCCGTGGCCAGCGGTTCGAAGCTCAGGGTCATCCCGCGCTCTGCTGCCATCCGGCGGACCAGGTCATAGAACGCCACTTGTTGTCCAGCGACCTCGATATACACCCGGCGGGGGCTGTATCGGCTGGCATAGGCCAGAATCTGCTCGGCCACCTGCGTATAGGGCACCTGTTCGGAGTATGCCTCCAACACACAGTGCAGGGGGCTGTCACCGGGGATGGTGCCAGTCACCACAATGGCCCCGCGAGAGCGATCCGACCCCCGCCGACTGCTGAATCCGCCCGGATCGACCAAGATCAGCACGTCTAGGTCGCTCACCAGGTACGATTTCTGGCGTCCCGAGGCGTCGTGGAGCTGGATTTGGCTCTCCCCAGACCACTGGTAGTACTGAAGCCACGATTCCTTGAACGTGGCGGTCACATCGTCGCTCGGATCGTTCTGGTAGTTGGCCGCATAGAGCTGCGGATCGGCCAATCGGAGCTTGGCAAGGGAGTCGAGGTCGTAGCCGGGGCGTTCCGGCCAGCTTGGCCGCCCATTTTCAACGGCTTGACGGCTAAACGTGACGATATCACCCCGGACATGCACCGGAATCGCCTGTTTTTCGCCATTCGGGAGCTGCAATCCCAGCACATACGTCCGCTTGGGCTGCCCGTACCCGAACGCTTCCTCGACATACTCGTACGAATCGCCCCGATACCAGCGCGTGCCGAGCACAATGATCTCGGGAAACGGCTTGTAGCCGTGATTCAGCAGCGGTTGGAGCTGGGCGACCCACCGATTGATGCTGCCCGTGAGGTGACCACCGCCCACACGGGCGTTTTCGGCCGCTTCACGGGACAACATGTCGTCCACAATGATGAGATCGGGGTGCTGGGAGGCCAGCGCGGCCCCCACACCCGTGCATCGGATGGTCGGTTCCTTCCGTCCGGTGGTCCGAGGCACGTTGATTTCCGTCTCGTTCCACTTCGCCTTGCCCGTATCCGGGTGGATCAGTTCGGGAAACAGGGCGCGAAACAGCTCGTTCTGCTCGAATTGATGCTTGATCGCGCTCAAAAACGATTGCGCGTTCTCAAGTTTCTCGTTGCACAGCAGCACGGCGATGTTGGGATCCTTGCAGATCCGCTGGAGGATGTACGCCTGGGACACAAGGGTGGACTTCCCCGTACCACGGGGCATCAGCACCATCCGGTACTTCTTGCCGTCGATCTCGGGGACGCCGGTTTTCCGTTCGACCACGCGGCACATCAGCTTGTGCATTCCCTCGGTCATCCCGACGGGCTCGCCGTAGCCGCAGACCACGGACGCAAACCAATACAAGTCCTCCGTGGCCCGGCGTCGCCACGCCTTCCACGTTTCGTCGCCCTTGGTGAACGTGATCTGCTGCAGACTCACCACTTCACGCGGTCGGCCCAGAAGGCCGCTGACAGCTTGCCCTTGGCAATATTGGCGGCGTGCCGCGCCTTGAACGACTCTCGGCGGTTCTTGTACGCTTCGGACTCCCCGGCCTTCTTCGGGCTACCCGACACACCCTGTTGTCCGAAGCGAATCGTCTTGATCTGGTCCCCCACCTTAGCCACGACAACGTGGCTCTTGGTCGGGTGATCGGGTGTCTTCTTCGGCTGGTTGTAGCCCGTCACGCCAGCACGGGTCAGTCGCGGATCCTTAGGCATCGTGTTACCTCCGAGTCGTGGCCTTTTTTGAGATCGGCGGAAGCTGTTCCATCACGGCGCTCACCAGCTTCGCCTCGTCCTCCAACATACTCTTGTGGAGGCGAAGCGACGTACGCCCGGTTTCGTGCCACGCGGTCAGGATCCACCAGCCGTCGCTTTGCTCCGGCTGAAACTGAGGCACGAACACCAGCCACGGCAAGTCCCGCCCCCGCATCACGCCTTCCACCGCCCGCACCAGCTTCATTCCGGTCACGCCGACTCCTCGGTCACGTCATCAGGGGAGGCCAGCACCTCGACCTCCACGGTTTCAATCTCGTCCACGGCGGACGCGGTAATGGTCGGGGCCGACCCCGCCGCGATGTTGACCACGACCTGCGTCCGCTGATCCTTGCGCTCTTCCTGCTTCGGCCACACGCGCTCCAAGAACGGCGCGGCGTACTTGAAAAACTCCTTGTAGTCGCCGGCCTGGTAGGCGGCATCCTTCATAGCGACCATCTGCTGCATCGCCTTCAGGGACTGCTGTTCGATGAACTTGCGAGCGGTAGACACGTCCTCCGCCACGATGCCCTTCATAAACAGCACGAAGTCCTCGCGCTGCTCCAGCCGTTGGAGTTCCTTCGGCTTGACCTCGTACCCCGCCAACTGATGTGCCTTCCGGCGACGCTGGGACATCAGCGGCGTCCCGTTCAGCGAGGCCAGCCACGTCGCGTAGTGGCGTTGCCAATCGCGGAGCTTCGGGTACGGATCCCCGAACTCGATCACGGCGGCCGTCAGATCAATCGGCGGCGCCTCAATCGCGGGGACCACGGCCACCGCTTTCTTGCGCGGCATTAGTGCAGGATCATCCCGGCCCACCGGCGGTGGGTATTCAGCGTGTGATTGTCGGCGTAGGTGATTCCGAAGATGTACGCGCCGGCCTCACTGGTGGCCCGGAACGTCGGGCGCGTCAGGTACTTCCACAGGAACCGATGCCATCCGCCTTCATCCCGCGCCTGCAACAGATGACACAGCTCGTGCGCGAACAGATATCCGCTCGTGGTCGCCTTGGCAAAATGCACCACCCCGAACAACGCGATCCCGTCGGACCCCAGCAGGCGCGGCAACAGCGACTTCCGGCGCACTCGGTACTTGAGGGCGCCCCCCGGCGCATCCGTCCACACAAAACCAAAGCCATGCCTCGGCCACACGATCACGAGCGCGGCCATCAGCACGACTCCCAGCCCCACCAGGATGATGGTCACTGGCTCCGCCAGCACCGCACGCCATCGGGGAACTGGCGGGTGACAAACTTGGTGTTTCGAGCGTACGCCTTCCGGTAGTGCTGAGCCGCCGCGTTCACCCGATTCTGGAGCGCCCCCGGCGCAAAGCCCTCCGGGCACGGCACAAAGAACGAGTGTCCCGGCTCCAGCACACTAAACGGATACTTGCGCCTCGGCCCGGACTTGCCCTCCACCGCCGGCACCGGAATGTCCGTGGCAATCGCCAGCCCCAACGTTTCATCGTCGTATACATCCGCCATACAGCCTCCGTCGTAAAGTGATGGCGCAATATAGACTATGCGTCGGTCGTGGGCAAGAGGATACGGAGGCTATGCAGCATCGCGGAGGCGTTGGTATCGCAGAAGATCTCGACGAGGCTATCCGGCATCGGCAACCCGGAGTCGTCCAGCATCGCGTGGGTCAGCTCGTGGAGCATCGTGTGCCAGGCGACTTCCCGGTTCAGGGTGCTGCGGACCCGGATGACCCGTTCCTCGGGGTGCCAGCCGCCCCAGTCGTCGTCATCCAGCCGGACGGGTCGGAGCACTCGGATCGGGCCAGCCAGCCCTTGGATGGTCTTGGGGAGCGGGGGCCACCGGGTCACCGGCTCACCTTGGGACTGGCCACATCGAGGCCCAAGAGTGCCCCGTCCCGGTGGTAGTAGAACCCTTCCATCGCCCGAAGCGACCCGACGTACCCTTCCTCGGCGTGCCACGCATCGGGGGCCGACAGGCTTGGGGCCGTCCGGGTAATCACGCCGTCGATGGTCTGGATCGCTGCCGTTTCGTGCAGGTGCCCCGTGTGGATCTCCCGGTAGGTGCTCTCGCCCCAGTCGATGGCCCGCTCACGCGCCATCAACTGCGGCAGCTTCTTCCGAGCGCGGTCCCCGTGGGTGAGCCCCAAGAGACACTTTCCCCATCGGACGTACTTCCGCTGGGTGTAGGTGGTATCCACGGTGACCCGGTCGGTCTGGCGGTAGCGCTCCACCATCAGGCGCTGGAGCGCCCACGACAGGACGTGGTCGTGATTGCCGGGGACCAGCACGACATCCACCGGCGCGGTGGCCGCCGCGTGGTCGATCACCTCGAACAGCACCCGCGTCCCCTCGTCGATCAGCTTTGGCAACCGACTATCTCGATCCTGCGGGGTGCCCCGCGTGGTGGTGCCTTGGACGGTATCGACGTGCAGGATATCCCCGAGCAACCAGATCGCCCGACGCCCCGGCGTCCGGGCGTTGCCGCGCTCCAAGAGATCGCTGGCGGCCTCGGCCAACAGCTTGACCGCGATGTCGGTGTCGTAGTCGCCCCAGCCTGTCTCCCGGCCCCAGGCGTACTTGCCAATGTGCGGGTCCGCAATCACGACGCTGTGGAGCAGGTCGGGATCCCCGCCCGTCCGACGGACGGGCACGGGCAACGGCCGGCGCTCCGCGAACGCGGCCTCAATCAACTGCCCCACGATTTCGGTGGTGGTCGGCCCCGCCTTGGGCTTCAGCTTGACAAAGACGCGGTGCAGCTCGGTGATGATCACCTCGCCGTCCGCGCCCTTGGACGCCTGCTCGTACTTGGTGGCTTCGCAGCGGTCGATCTCGTACCGGGTCATATCGGCGTCGATATGCCGCAGGAGATCCTCGACGGTCTTGATCGTGGTGCCGTGGGCCTTGGCTTCGATCCCGGCGTCCGTGGTCCGCGTCTCGACCTCTTGCTCCCGACGCGGGGCGTGCGCCACCGGATGCGCGGCGTCCTGGGCGGCCAAGTACCGCGCCCGCATCGCCGTGATGCTCTCGCATCGCCCGTCCTGCACCGCCGCCTGAAACGCGAACCGCACGCCGTTGGCCGAGGTGCCACTCTGCGCGGCCAAGAGCGGCCAGTTGGCCCGACCCGTCGCGGCCATCTGCTCCGCGACCGAGGCGGTCAACCACGCGACACGTTCCGGGGTCCAGCGTTGCGGCTTCCCAGCCATTCCGCGTCCTCAGGTGGCACGGCCGTTGCCTCGCGCGCGCCCGGTTGGTTTTTGAATTGTGGGGAGTTTGGTAGAGCTAGTACTTCAAAAACCATCCAAGAACCATTCAACACCCATTCAACCACCAACCCCAGAGTCGGTTGCTTCCCAGAGCCCCCCTCCCCCATTGTTTCACGCGAAAACCCGTGAAACGATGTGGTCGATATGCTCTGGGATGCCACCGGGTCAGCAGCGTCGCTGCCTTGTCGGACCCCTCGGCCCGTCCCGTCGTTCGGCGATCCCGTCGCCCCCCGTGCACCCCAAGCTATCACCCCCCGGAATGTCTGTCAACCCCCCGCTTACCACGCGCTCAGGGACG